GAGATGGGCGCCGAGGTTTATAACGCGGCAGGCTCTACCACTCAGGCCGGCCGCGTCTTTGAAGACGCGAAGAACATGCTCATGTCTTCCCCTGCGGCTCGAAAACGCATTGAGCCGCTGAAGGAAGTTGTCCGCGTCCCTAAGACTGCGTCAATCCTTCGGGTGCTATCGCGTGTCGCTGAGACGGCGCACGGCCTGAACGTGTCCGGCGCGACGATTGATGAGATTCACACGCTACGGCTGCAACGGAAACTCGTTGAGGCCATCGAGACAGGCGTGGGAGCCCGCGACCAGCCGTTGATTGTGTTCATTACTACCGCTGACGAGGCGGAAGAGGGCACGATCTACGACGAGAAGCACACCTACACGAGGAACGTTGCTAACGGCGTTGTAACCGATCCCGGCCATTACGGTGTCATTTGGGCTGCGGACGAAACTGATGACCCATTCTCGGAGACAACTTGGCGCAAGGCTAACCCTGGCCTTGGTAAGTCCCCGACGCTCGCCTATATGCGGCGTGAGGCCAACAAAGCTCAGTCGTCCCCGTCTTACTTCCCGACGTTCTGCCAACTGTCCCTGAACCGCCGTGTACGGAATCAGTCACGGTGGGTGGACTTGGGTAAGTGGGACGACCTCGGCGGGGCTGAGCGTCATAAGCTCCGCGGGCGGCGCGCATGGGGTGGGATTGACCTCTCGGCAGTCTCTGACTTCACGGCGTGGTCCGTGTGGGCCGAGTCCCACCGTCCAGGCTTTGAGTTGGACCTGTTTACGCGCATGTGGGTTCCCAGTGAGCGCGTAGAAGACCTGGAAAAGCAGTTGCAAATCCCCTTGCAAAAGTGGATTGACGACGGCCATGTCCACGCCACGGAGGGCGATGTCATTGATTACGGTGCTATCAAATCGGCAGTAATCAGCGATTGCAGCCACTTTGATATGCAACGCGTCTCCTACGACCGTATGTTCGCCGGCCAATTGGTGCAGGAACTCCAAGACGAGTTGAAGGGTGTTGATGTTGTGCCTGTAGCGCAGACATTCACGGGCCTTTCTCCCGCTTCTAAGGAGATGGAGCGCCTTTGGTCAAACGGCGAGATGCGGCACGAGGACAACCCCGCTATGCGGTGGATGGCGTCAGTTGTCGAGGTCAAGAATGACGGGCTGGACAATATCCGCCCGGTGAAGCCTGATCGGCGGAAGTCGAGCGCTCGTATCGACGGTTTCCAGGCTGCCGTTACCGGCCTTGATGGCGTTATCCGTTCCAAGCTCACGAAGCCAAAGCGCCGTGTAGTTGTTTCCTAACCGATGGAGGGCCTAATGGCTGATTCTAGTGCCCTTGTCCGGCTGGACACGAAGTTGGCGCAGCAGATTCCGAACTTGGACAAGCTGGATAAGTATTTTGAGGGTGAGCAGCCTTTGAAGTACATGGCGCCGGCTATGGAGGCTGAGATTGGTGACCGTGTTTCGCAGCTTGTGTTGAACTGGCTGCGGTTCGGTGCTGAGGCGTATGAGAATCGGCTTGATGTGAAGGGGTTCCGCTACCGTGGAGCGTCTTCGAGCGATGAAGAGTTGTGGCAGATTTGGCAGGCTAATGACCTGGATGAGCAGTCGCAGCAGGCGCATCTTGATTCTTTGGTGTTGGGCCGGTCTTATGTCATTGTTGGGGCGGGCGATACCCCGGATGATGCGCCGCTTGTGTCGGTTGAGTCGCCGTTTCAGGTTTTTGCCGAGCGGGATCCACGTACTCGTAAGGTTTCTGCCGCTGTGAAGCGTTGGAAAGAGGGCGAGGGTTCGGATGAGGTGCAGCGGGCGACGCTGTACCTGCCGAACTCTACGGAGTCTTTCGCTTATGGCAAGGACGGCTGGCAGTCTACGGGCGCGGCTGACAACCACGAACTAGGCACGGTTCCTGTTGTTCCGCTGGTGAATCGGCCCCGTATCCTGCGGCCTGATGGCCTTTCGGAGTTTCAGGACGTTATCCCGGTTGCTGATGCGGCTAACAAGATGGCTACGGACATGATGGTGTCCGGTGAGTATCACGCGATGCCGCGCAGGTGGGCTGCGATGCTGCGGGCTGACGATTTCGTGGACGCCAACGGTAAGCCGCTGAACGTCTGGTCGCGGGACACGGGCCGGTTGTGGGCTACTGAATCGGATGCGAAGTTTGGGCAGTTCCAAGAGTCGGACCTTGCCGTGTTCCATAACTCGATCAAACTCTTGGCTCAGCTTGCGTCTCAGATGCTTGCACTTCCGCCGCATTACCTGTCTTTCGTGGGCGATAACCCCGCGTCGGCTGACGCTATTCGCTCGTCTGAGGTGCAGCTTGTGAAGCGGGTTGAGCGGAAGCATACCTACTTGGGTGGGGCTTGGGAGGATGTGCAGCGCCTTGTGCTGCGGATCCAGACTGGCGAGTGGGACCCGGCCGCTAAGGGCCTTGAAACCCTGTGGCGCGATCCGTCTACGCCGACTGTCGCGCAGGAAGCTGACGCGGTTGTGAAGAAGGTTCAGACGGGCATCCTGCCGATCGAGCAGGCCCGCGAGGATCTTGGCTACACGCAGGAGCAGCGTGACCGGATGGTTGAGATGGACGCTCGTGCTAAGTCGAACCCGGATATTGCGAACCTTGCTAGGGCTGTGAACGGGGAGTAATCGATGGTGCCTGAGGCCGCTGTGAAGCATTACAAGCAGATGCAGCGGCTTCAGGCCGTCGTTGTTCTCGCGGCTACTAATTTGTGGTCTGAGGTTGCGCTTACGGACTTGTCTGGCTCTTGGGCTGCGCAGGTTCCCACGCTTGTCCCGATCCTATCGGGGGCTCAGGAGAAAGCCGCCGCGGCCGGCGCCAGTTATGGCGCTCTGACTCTTGCTAGCCAGGGCTTGTATGAGCCGCCGCGTCATTTTGTGGATCCGTTCGCGTTTAGTGGGTACGCGTCGGATGGGCGTTCCATTTCGGGGCTGCTGTATTCGGCGGTTCCGCATACGAAGGCGCTTATTGCTGGCGGCATGGAACCGGCTCAGGCTATGGCACAGGGTGGTAAGTTCCTCACCACGGTCGCACGGACGCAGGTTGCGGACGCGGGCCGGGCGGCGGCGGGTGTTGATGCTGCCACTCGTCAGAATGTCGGCTATGTGCGGATGTTGAACCCCCCGTCATGCTCGCGTTGTTCGATCTTGGCGGGCAGGTTTTACCGTTGGAACGCTGGATTTAACCGGCATCCGAGGTGTGACTGTATACATGTGCAGACCACGGCGCGGGCTGCGGCCGAGTCTGAGGGCTTGATGCATGACCCTTACGAGTATTTCCGGTCCTTGCCTGAGGCTGAGCAGGAACGGGTGTACGGCAAGGCGGAAGCTCAGGCGATCCGGGACGGCGCTGACATCTTCCAGGTTGTGAACGCGAGGCGCGGGGTAAAGCCCGGCGGTCTTATCACCACGGAGGGCACAAGTAAGCGCGGCAACTTCGGGCGCAATGGCCCCCGACTCACGCCCGAAGCTATCTATGCAAAGGGTCTGGGCCGAGAGCAGACCCTGACGGAGTTGGAGCGTTACGGCTACATCCTGCCGGGCGGCCAGAACCCTACTGGCGTGCTGCGTGGGCAGGCTGAGGGGTTCGGGCAACTAGGGCGCGGCGGTACACGGGTTGGCGCTCGTGAGGCTGTTCTGAGGGCTCGTGATACGGGCGTGAGGGATCCGAGCGTGCGGGCGACTATGACGGCTGCTGAGCGGCGCGTGTTTGACGCACAAGTGAACTGGGATGCGGTCAGGGCTGGACGCAACCCATTTACTAACGCGAAGTCAGCGAAAGTTACCCCTGAGGTAGCGGCCCGCGTTGAACGTGACTACAGGAAATACATTCTCGGCTACTAAGCCACCTGGCTGGCATCCATAACTGCCTAGTTTTCCCCGCGTGAGTTCGCCGCGGCGGTAGCAAGTTCCCTTCCGGGATGGATCAGGGATCACCAAATATCAGATCAGGAGGCCGTGATGGCTGATGAAGTAACCACTCCCGCCGAAGTTGCAGACCCGGTTGAGCCGATCACGGAGCCTGCTGAAACGACGACGGACCCTGTAGAGCCTGCGCCGGTTGATCCGGCTGAGGTTGAGCGGCTTCGGGCCGCTCTGGCTAAGGCGAATAAGGAAGCTGAAAAGCACCGGCTCGCTAAGAAGGCTGAGGAAGACGCGAAACTGTCAGAGATCGAGCGGGCTAAGCGTGATGCTGAGGAAGCCACTCGGGAACTGGACCGGTTGCGCGCCGCGAATCTTCGGCAGCAGGTCGCTCTGGACGCTGGTTTGCCCGCTAAGTGGGCTGGCCGTCTTCAGGGCGAGACGCAGGAAGAGTTGGCCGCTGACGCGGCTTCCATTCTCGCTGATTTGAACAAGTCCAGGCAGCCGGCGCCGGATCCCTCACAGGGGCCCCGATCAAGTTCGGTATCGCCTGAAGACGCATTCTACGAATCTATCTACGGAAAGCAGGCCTAAACATGGCTGAATACCTGCCCATCCGGACGCCTGGTGACGCTCTCGTTTCCACGGCTTCCGCAACTATCACTGGCGGCACTCTTGTCGCCGTTTCCGGCAACGGCACTGTTGCAACTGCCGGCGCCGCTTCTGCCGCTTGGCTCGGTGTGGCCGCGTTCGACGCCGTTTCGGGTGACTCGGTGACTGTTTACGCTTCTGGCGTGCAGGAACTGACCGCTTCCGGCTCGATCACCGCTGGTGCTCAGGTCGTTTCCGGCGCTGGCGGCACTGTCGTATCGTCCGCTACCCCGGCTGCGGGCACTCAGGTTGGTGTGGCTCTGACCACTGCCGCTGACGGTGCCAAGGTCCGCGTCAAGTTCGCACGCTGAGAGAGAGTAACTAATGGCTAACACATTCCCCCCGGCATCGCCTACTATCAGCGGCGACTACATGACCGTTTCGCGGTTCCTGAACACGCCTACCCTTGTGGCCCGGCGTATGCGGACCCTCGCGGAACAGCGACTTATCGCAACCACTATCCTGACCGGCCGTGAGGCTGTCTCGGGTGGCGCTATCTCGTTTGAGCAGAACGAGGGCCTGTTTGCTGACCGCCCGGTTGAGGCTGTCTCGCCCGGCGGCGAGTACCCGCTGACCACTGTTGGCGACGGCACGGCGCAGCTCGCCAAGGTTGTCAAGTGGGGCCAGGACACCATCGTGACCGATGAGGCTGCTAAGCGTAAGGCAATGTCCGCTGTGGACAAGGCTCTGCTGAAGCTCATTAATACGGCTGCGAAGAACGTTGACACGGTCGCACTTGCCGCTATCGCGTCTTCGGTCACTCAGACGCAGGCCGCGGCCGCCGCTTGGGGTGCCGCTTCGGGGACGCAGATCCTCCGCGACATCCTGAAGGCCAAGGCTGCACTGTCCGCGCTGAACCAGGGTTACGAAGCTGACTCCCTCATCGTGGATGACGCCTCTTGGGCTCTGCTCGCCTCCGATCAGGTCCTTATCAACGCTATCGCCCGCGAAACTCAGTCCAACGCTGTCGTGACCGGCAACTTTGAACTGATCGCAGGCCTGCGCATCATCCGCACACCCAACCTGCCGGCTACCGGCGCTTGGGTTGTTGACTCGCAGCAGCTCGGTGGTATCGCTACCGAAGACCTCGGCGGAAACTACAACCCGGTTGACGGCGTCCTTGAGTCCAAGTCCATGCGCGATGACGACAACGACCAGTGGCGCCTGCGTGCCCGTGCTGTCTGCGTTCCGTACATCAACGAACCGAATGCGGCTATCCGCATCACCGGCATCTAGGAGGCAGTCTGATGGCTACTAGGAACGAATCGAAGGACGAAAAGAAGTCCTACACCGTCGTTGGCGCCCTCGCAATCGTGAAGGGCACTGACGGCAAGGTCAAGTACCTGTACCGCGGCTCTACCGTGCCTGAGGGTGTATCCGCTGAGGAAGTGGCGCGCCTTGAAGAACTTGGCTTGGTTGAGCAGGGCGTCGATGTGGTGCCCGGCCTCGCCGTTCAGCCGGAATAGTTAGGGAGGGGACGTCATGGCAGTCTATGTGCGGCCGGAAGATATTGCGGCCGGGTGGCGTCCCCTTTCCGACGCCGAAATAGTCACCGCTCAAGGGCTTATCGATGAGGCGACGGTTCTGCTTCACGTCGAAGTCCCAGGCGTTGACTTGCTGGACGAGGCAATAGTCCGCTTCGTTGCGGTGAGGATGATCCGCCGGGTAATGAAAAACCCTGGCGGTTACCGCGTCCGCACCGAATCGATTGATGACTATTCGGACGGCGGAACCATCGACTCTGCGCTTTCAACTGGCGAGCTGTACGTTTCGGCGCAGGAGCTTGGCTGGCTTGGTGTGAAGCCTAAGTCTGAAGGTACGCGCTCGTTTGAGGTGAGGCCTGCATGACGGCGGTTGAGGCGACTCTTCGCGGGCGTCGGGCTGCTGAGTCGCTGATGGTGGATGAGTGCCGGATAACGGCTCCTGGCGAAACCGTGACGGACCCGGATTCGGGCGAGGTTACCAACGAGCGGGCGACCGTTTATGAGGGCCGGTGCAAGGTTCAGTCTAAGGCGGCGGCTATTCAGTCTGCTGAGGCTGGGGAGGCGTCTTTCACGGTGGTTTCTCGTGAGGTGCATATCCCGGCGAACGCTGCGGAGATTCGTGACGGGTATGAGGTGGAGATCACGGCGTCTCTGTTGAACTCGTTCACGGTCGGCAAGGTGTACCGGGTTGAGGGTTTCACGCCGGACAGTTTCGACACCGCGTTCCGGCTCCCCGTTAAGGAGAACCTATGAGCGCGGACACGTCGGACCTTGACGCGCTCGCTAGGGACTTCACGAAGATCCCGGCGGCGATGGTCCCGAAGGTCAAGGGTGTTGTTGCTAAGTCTGCGGTGAACACGAAGAACATCATGCGTAAGGATGCCTCGCGTTCGCGGCATTTCAAGCAGTTGGCGCGGACGATCAACTACGACATCAAAGAACACGGGTTCGGCGGTGACGGTGTGATTGAGGCTGAGATCGGGCCGTCTGGTGGCGGGTCCGCGTCACTGGCGGGTATCGCGTATTTCGGTACGTCGAAGCCTGGCGGCGGGACGGTGCGCAACCCGGAGGACGCGATGTTGGAGGAGGCCCCGAACTTTTACGAGTTCGCGTTTCGTGCGACTGAGGGGCTGCTGTGATCAAAGAGCATTATGACGCGGTGAAAGCCCTGTTGCCGGGGACTGTGCGGGTTTACATGTGGAACGTTCCCGACTCCCCCAGCTATCCGTATGTGGTGCTGTGGGGTGACCTTGGGGACGAGTCTTCGGGCGGGCCTGACGGCGACTCGCTGGAAGACGTGCCTGATGTTCTGTCACTCAGGGTCCGGGCGACGTATGCGGGGCTCACGGGTGATTCGGTCCTGATTCATTGCCGGAATGTCCGCGCCGCCCTGAACCGTAAACGCCCGGCCGTGGCTGGCT